GAACGCTTGATAGTCGCGCTCTTGCTGCTGCAAGGCCGAGCGATTCAACTCCGCCATCTGATCGTCACGACGGCGCGTCGCATCGATGAGCATGTCATCGACACGCTGTTTTGCCGCAAGCGATTGGTCGCTGAAGGCCTCCTGCTTCTGCAGGGCGGCCAGCTCGGCGGTGTATTCCGCGTCGAGAGCTTGCTGGGAAAGGGACAGTTTTTGCTGCTGTGTGATTTGGAAGAAGCGCGCCTCCTCGGAATAGAGGGCGAGTTTCTGCTTCGTGGCGTCCGCTTGAATCTTCAACTCTTCCGAGGTCGCAAGTTGCGCAGCTCTTGCCGCGTCGGCGTAGGCCGCATCGTCGCCCTCGCGCAATGCTGCCGCGGCGCGAGCGCTGTCGGCTGCGAACGACTGCTGAAGCGATTGGGTTGCGGAGAGCGCGTCGCGATACGGACTCAAGTGATCGGCGCTGAAGGCCTCCGAAGCAGTAGTCCCGAACGACACCAGCTGTCGGTTGATCTCGCCAAACGGAGCTGCAAAGGTCTGCAACGCGTCCTTTGCCTCGCTGATTTGGGAGACAAAATCGTTGGTCGAAGCGCTGAAGTTCACCGAGACGTTTGCATCGGCCATCGCTAATCCTTGAGCGTATGTGGATTCATCCAAGCGCGCCGTTTGGAAAGGCCGCCTTCAGATCCGCAATCGTCGGCTGGCGCGGCGCAGGATTCTCGCTTGGCTCGCGGTATCCAAGTGCGGCGGCGACAAGCCAGTGAACAGGCGGGTTGCGCCTCCACTCGGCTCGCAGCGCGAGAAGGCGCGGCATGGTCAGTTGGTCGAGCGCTTCGTCCCAGCTCCAGCCGGTGTTGGAGACGACCTGAGCGATCAGGGCGTCAAAATCGACTTTCCCACGCTTTGCGACGCCTCCTGCGTCGCCGGAGCCGGCGGAGTTTGATCCTCAACTTTGCCTGGCCGAAGCCCGGCCGCCCTGGCGACCGATGGAAAAGCCTTGATCAATTCGCCGACGGAGAACGGAAGGTCGAGGAATTTTGCCAACGAGAGTTCAGGCTCGACGAACGCGATTGCGCGCCAGGTCGCTTCAGCAAGACGATCGAGCTGAGCCTCGCTAAGACTTGCGACGGAATCGCCCGACATCGACGCACCGCCGGCCGCGAGATAGACGTCGAACAACGCCGGCTGGATGGCCTTGATCGCTCGGAACGGCAAATGGGGGATCGGCCAGGTCTTTCCACCGAGCGAGATGGCGAACGGCTCTTCACTCATGCCGCGTCTCCGAAGTTAAAGGTCATTACCTGGCCGGCCGCGTTCGCAAACGCCTGGAACTCGAAGTCCGGCTTTGAGAAGTCCTCGATATTGGTGTCGAACGAGAACTTGCTCGCGACGCACTGGTTGAGAGTCACCGAGAACTGCGCGTTCGTCGTCGGATCGGTCGCGAACAGCGTCGCCGTGAAGGTTGAGGTCGGGCCGATCAGGGGGTTTCCAATGGCCAGGTTCTGAGTCGTCGTCCCCGTTGAACTGTAGGCATAGGAGATCAGAACGCTGGCGCCTTGATCACCGGTGGCAAAGGTGTAAACGCCGGTGGCCGCGTTGACGCTGTATTGACCTGTCGTCGGGGCCGAGGCGGCGGCGATGAGCGGAAGGCCGGTCGCGGCATAAGTCACTCCTTGGTCTGCCGCGAAGTGGGTCGAGTTTGTGACCGTGATCGTGAACGGGCCGGTCCCCGGAACACTATGGACCTCGGCGAACTGGGAGATCGTCGAGCCTGCAGTCGGCGTCTGATTGTAAAACAGGCGCCCAATCGCTTGGCCGCTGAAGCGGGCCAGCGACGCCTTGCATTGCACCTTGCGCGTACCGGAACCGACAGCCACTGGGAACGCAAATTGGCCGTACAATTCCTTGACGCTGACCGAGGTATCGACGCTGACCTTCTGAACCAGACCGAAGTTGATTGGGGTCGGTGTCGCGACGTTCAACTGCGTGCCAGTCAGCACGCCCGAACCGAAAACGAACATGAGGGTGAACTCCGTTAGGGATTGATATGAGGGTCGCGGCGCTGCCGACAGCCGGCCGCCGTCCTTCCGTCGGCGCGTCGGTGGGGCGAGAAACGCTCCAGCTTCACGGCCCGACCAGCTGGACAGCGACCACCGCAAGGCCATCGCCATCGAGATCGCCAGTGTCGCGGACCGGCACGCCTGTGATCTTGCAGTCGTAGACAGCGCCGCCGAGGGTCTGGCGGCCAAGACCGAAGTTAGAACTTGCAGGCGCCAGCGCCGCGTCGATTGCGTCGAGGGCGTTGTTGATGCTGGTCGCGCCCGGCGTCGTCGGGTCGCGGGCATCAAAATAGAGGAAGAGCTTGGCCTCCAGCGTTCGCTTCGGAGCCGCTGGTGAAGTCCATTGGTAGGTTTCCGGTCCGGACTCGAGTTGGAATAATGCCGGGCGCAGCACGGCGGGAACTTCGCTCCACAGCTTCATCCGCCGCGACGCGAGGCCCCACGGATAAGCCGAGGATACGGCGGCAAAGAGCGCTGAGAAGGCCGCTTCGCGGGTCATGCGCTCTCCCATGCGTCGGCTGCGGTGTCGGCGATCGACGAGAGGATCTCCTCCTTCATGTCCTCAAGCGCGGAGCGCAAGTAGGATCGCTCGGGGATCACAGAACCTGGGTGCTCGACCCTGCGCGCAAAATGCCGCGTATCGCCGACGATGAATGCGAGCATACCAGCCTTCGCAGGCAGGATCTCATGCGCGCTCGTCTTCCCCCCATATTCCTGAATCGCCGCATATTTCACATCGCCTTCGGAGCCGACCGACGTGAGCGCGCTGTCCGCGTCGACGGTTACGTTTGCTGCGATGGAATCGCGTAGCGCGCCGGTGCGCGTATTCAACACGGAACCGGAAAGCTTGTTGTTCTTGACGAGATTGACGAGGGCCGCTGCGAGTTGACTCGCCTTGACAGCAAGGGCCGCTTGGAGCGCGGCTGGGTACCGGTCGAGCCGCGAGTTTGTTTCCTGGAGACCTTCGAGTTCAAGCGTGAACATCAGAGGGTGACCCGCTTATAGGGCTGTAGTATCGCCTGGATCGGCGCCGACATCGGGCTCATGTCGTAAGCGATTGTTTCCTGACCGCCTATTGACTTTGACCTGAGTCCGATGCGATCGGCCGCGCGAAACCGTTCAGCCGCAAACTCCAATGCCGCCTGCGCGATATCCTGCGGAACGTAGCCGTAGGAGACGGACACTGATTGCCCCGTGTCCGCGGCCGAGAATGTGTAGGTCCCGGCGCTGACCGAATATTGGCCAGCGCCAGGAGACGCCAAAACCGGAGTGAGGCGAGCTCCGGTTGTGGCGTAGGACACGCCGAGATCCGATCCCCAAGGCCCGTAAGGCGAAAATGCCGCGAACTGAGCAGGGGATGAGGCTGGGACTGTTTGCGCCTCGCTTTGCACTGCATATCCGGCGCTATAGGATACAATCAGACTCTGCCGTCCTGGCCGGTAACGATGGCCGAATAAATCGAGCGTCTGCGGTCGACCGGGAGGCACGCCGTCACTTGGTTCAAGAAGGTAACCAAACGCCGCCTCTGGGTCGGCGTTGTCGTCGGGCGGCACGGAAATTCCTCGCCACATCACTGAAGTCATCCCAACCACCGGCCATTGCCTCAGCATCACGCGATTGGACTCCAGATCAATCGTTTCGGCGTAGGAGAAAGGCAGTAAGCTCGGCCGGGTCAGGAAGGCGTAGATCGAACGGCTCGCCGCTGTGATGAGCGCCGTGAGCGTTGCATCGCTAGGACCTGGCGCGGAGGGCAATCCGAGCCAAGCCTTCAAGGCCGTCAGGTTGGTCAGATCGAAGGGCGACATGCAACGCTCGCAAAGACGGGCCAAAACCGAACAACCGCGGGCTTGCGCCCCGGCCGATTCGAGGCGCTTGGGTGGCCGAGCTTCAGCCGTTGCCGATGTTGGTGATGATCCCAATGCCGAACGGGGCGTAAACGGCCAGGACCTCTTCGGTGTAGACGCCAAACTCGCGGCGACGGGTACGGACCGGCCAGTCGACGCGATAATAGTCGCGACGTGTCAGAACCTCCGCGACATTGGGCGTCTCGTTCGACTGATACCACGCCGGCAGTCGCTCGCAGAACGCCAGGATTGTACCCGGCGTCAGGTCCGGGTGAACAACGAGCGGAATCTCGACGCCAGTGAACGGATTGTAGTACCAGCGCACGACGCCCGAGGCGGTGAACTCGTAGGGCGCGGACTGGGAGGCATCGACATTGTACCGGACGAGCGGGCCGGAGGCATTGGTCAGGCACTTGTTGGTGATATTCTTCTGCTCCTGCGCGTTGACGTAGATCACCGTCGGCGAAAGCCGATAGGTATTCCACATCTGCATCAGCATGTTGTCGATCTCGAGGATCGACCCTCGGCCCGAGGGTGTAAGGAACGTGCCCGTCCCCGCCGCGCCGTTTGGCAACGCCTGCACGAAAGAAGCAGTGGCGGGGTTGAAGCCGTCCGTCAGCAATCCGTCGAAGGCGAGCGTCTGGTTGCGGGAGTTGTCTGCCGTGATAACGCTCGCCGCCTGCTGACCAGGGGTGAGCGGCGTGTTAAAGGCGGCGCTGTTGATTGTGGTGATCGCCTGCAGTGTCTCAGAGCCGGCAGGCCCGACGTACCACGCATAGGCGACAGCCCCAGGCGGGATGTTGTTGAGCGTGGCGAACAGCGTCTGGCCGCCGGCCCCGACGACCTGTGTCGCGTTGGGACTCCGCATCGACGATCCGCCGCTCAGCGTATAGGTGTTGCCGTCGTTGCCGGTGATGGTCTTGGTTGTCGCGACGCCGCCGGAAAGGCTCGAGTTGCGATAACCCTCGAAAGTTAGCGCGACGACGATGACCGAATAGGTCGCGGCCGGCAGAGTCCCGCCCGTACCTGAAGCTGTCAGTGTCGGCGCGCCCGGCGTGCCGAGCGCAAGCGAAGTGTTGCCGCCGAGCAGCGCGGTCTCCTCCTTGCGCATCGTCTTCTGCAGGATGCGCAAAGTGGCCGTGGCGTTGACGTCTTCAAAGCCCTGCGCGGCCGCCTCGGCTTCGAACGTGACCGTGTCTTCCTCGCCGAGTGTCACATAAGGCGCGGTATTGAGGACGGCCGAATAGCTCATGCTCGCCGAACGTTGGCCCTCCGGCACCCACCCCATCGCGTCGAAGCCGGAGCCGGTGACTGTGGTGATTGCGCGCCAGCGGGCGGCATCGCCCGGGTTCAGTCGCGCTACGCGAGGCAGCGAATTCCTGAGCGGCGTGATCGTCGGATAGAGATTCTTCGCCGGCGCTTGCAAGTCGTATGCAGTTA